GGTGCTACAGCTATTAGAGCAACCATCGTTGCCAACGCACCAACAGCAGCACTTCAAACATTAGTTTCAACACCTGATAGACACTTAGTATTTTTTGGAACTGAAACAACTATTGGAACAACATCAACTCAAGATGATATGTATATTAGATGGTCAGATCAAGAGAGCATCAATGCTTCAACTTCGTATACACCTTCAGCAATCAATACCGCTGGTACACAAAGACTGGCCGACGGAACACGGATCGTTGGAACTATAAGAGGTCGGGATGCTATTTATGTTTGGACTGATACATCTTTATTTATTATGAGATTCGTTGGTGCACCTTTCGTATTTTCATTTCAACAAGTTGGTACGAACTGTGGATTGATTGGAAAAAATGCAGCAGTTGAAGTTGATGGTTCTGCTTACTGGATGTCAGAGAATGGTTTCTTTAGATATACTGGTAAACTAGAATCTTTAGCATGTTTAGTTGAAGACTATGTTTATGATGATATTAATACAGTTCCTAAAAACCATATTTATGCTGGACTCAATAATTTATTTGGAGAAGTAACTTGGTTTTATCCTGGTAGTGGTGCTGCATCTAATAATAGATCAGTTACTTATAACTTTATGGATTCAACACCAGAGCGACCCGTATGGACTACAAGTTCATTGGCTCGATCTACTTGGTTTGATTCGTCTATATTTGGCAAACCACATGGTACTGAATATGATTCTGATGCAACAAGTGATTCTACAGTTGGTAATACGGATGGTGTTACAACTTACTTTGAACATGAAACAGGACAAGATCAAATTAAAGGTGGAACAAGAAGTGCTATTACATCAAATATTCAATCAGGAGATTTTGATATATCCATGGGCCAAGGTGGTGGAGCAGACTTAAGAGGTGATGGTGAATACATGATGAAAATTAGAAGAGTACTTCCAGACTTTTTAACTCAAACAGGTAATGCAAGAGTTACATTAAATTTAAAAAATTATCCAACAGATTCAGAAGCAAGTTCTTCATTAGGACCCTTTACATCTACAACAAGTACAACTAAAATAGACACACGTGCAAGAGCACGAGCGATAGCTTTAAAAGTAGATAACACAGGACAAAAACAACATTGGAAACTTGGAACTTTTAGACTAGATATACAAGCGGATGGGAGAAGGTAATGGCTAGAATTGTACAATCATTAACACAACCTTTAGAAAAATACGATCAACAAATACAACAATCATTTGTTAGAGATGTTGATAGTATCGTGCAAAAATTAAACACATCCTTTCAACAGGATTTAAAAGACGAGGCGGAAGCTGAAGCTTTCTTTATGGCATAATGGCTAATACATTTGTTAACAAAAAAGTGGATTTAACTAGCACGAGTGCTACTACATTGTACACAGTACCATCGGCTACAACAGCTGTTATTAAATCAATTCTGGTATCAGATGATTCTGGATCAGGGTCCACGATTACTATAACAATAACCGATACTGATAGCGCTGTTTTCAGTCTTTTTAACGTTAAATCGATCTCGGCCAGTGGAACATCAGAACTATTGTCTGCACCACTTGTGGCTAAGGAAAGTGAAATTATAAAAGTAACCGCAGCAGCTGCCAACAGACTACACGTAGTATTATCTGCGCTCGAAATTAAGCCTAGGATCGTTACATCATAAGCTTGATTTCTTTGTATAAACAAAGTAATATTATTAACCCCAGGTGAAATTCCTGCCTTTAACAAATTAACACAAAATTATGGCTATAGATTACACAGGAATATCATCATTGGACACAGGTGCACACGACATTACCTATTCAGGTAATGAAGGACCCAGATCCCCAGAAGAAAACAGAGAAATAGCTTCAGCTATCTTAGGTGATGAAATGGGTGAGGTCGCAAGTCAATTATGGAATGGAATGTCTCCTCCAGAAAAAAGTGAATGGAGAAGTATTGAAGGTTTCATACAAAGCGAAGATTTCAAAATCATATTAATGAAATTACAATCAGAGCAACAAGATAGAGGAGGCATACAAACAGCTTCTGCTGCCGATCCAATGTTGCAAGAAGAATATGATAAATATGTTTTTGAAATGGACGAGATGGGACAACAACCAATGCCCTTTGAACAATTTCGTGAACAAGCTGTAGCTGGTATGGCTACTGGTGGGAGAGTTGGATTTTTTAAAGGAGCTTTAGCTGACACAAAAGAGGGTAAAGCAATGTCTCCTGGTACAAGCGCAGATTATTCACCAGGTCAAGGTCATAGAGAAACAAGAGAAGCTAAAGGACCACCAGGTGGTGGAGATCAAAAAATGAAATACACCGCACCCCCAAGAGTTTATGATAGATCTAAAGATACAGGTCCAGATAGATTTAAATTAGCAGAAGCAAATAGAATTAAAAAAGAACTAGAGAGTATTGATTATAAAGACATTATACCTGACAAAAAAGCAATAAATAAAATGCTAATGTCTAAAAGAAATTTCATGTATCCCGGCAGAGATACAATAAATTATCCATGGAACGAAGATGATGTTTCAGGTTTGGCAGGAATAGATTTTTCCAATCTGATTGGAACAACACCTGTCACTGATTACAACACGCACTTGGCTAAAGTTTATAATAAAGCAGATTTAGAGGGTATAGATGCAGACTGGGCCGGCTATGGTTTTGGAGCAAGTGATAAATTAGAAGCAATGCAAAATTTATATGAAGGAACTAAAAAATTAATGAGCAATCCAACACAAACATTAAATTTTAACACACCTAAAGAACTCAGAGAAAAAGTAGGATCTTTAGGAGATATACCTTTTTCTGGTTATAAAAGTGTGGATATGGATTTAGTTCCAAAAGATTTTTTGGAAACTAAAGAAGATATTGAAAAACAAATATCACCTTATAAATTATTCGGGAAAGCCGATGGCGGAATCGCGAGACTGGGATATGATCTGGGTGGTAGAGCAGATATAGGTTTTAGTAGAGTTCAACCTTCTATAGATGGTTCAAGACCAGGATATTTTGCAGCGCAAAGAAGAGAAGAAGCAAAAGAGAAAGGCCAAGAGTTTGGCGGTTATTCTGATAGAGAACGTGGAGAACGACAAGCACAAAGAACAGCTGTTCTACAAGCATCACCCGTTCCAAGGGGAAAAGAAACAATCTCACCAGGTACTGGTGTAATTACAAGACCTGATGGTACCGTTGATACTGGTGGAGGTTATATACACAGACCTACAGGTATAACTTATGATAAAGAATATATTGACAAGTTTATAAATGTAGGTGACGAAGATGAAAAAACAAGAGCAAAATTATTAAAGAAGAAAAGAAAGCTTGAAGCAAGTCAAAGAAGAAAAAGAACTAGAACTGAAAAGGAACAAAGAAAAGAATTAATAACATTAATAAATCGTAGAAAAAAACAGGATCCTGACTGGAAAGGAGATTTACCAGAAGGTTGGGAAGATGATGTAGAATATGATGCGTGGGGAAAACCAATAAGTGGTGGTGCAACATTAGATGAACTATATGGATGGGCTAAGACTCGAGATTGGACTGGTAAAGAAAAATATTCTGATTTAGAAGGAAGAGAATTAAATGAATTTTGGGAGAAGCATGGTTACGTTCCAACTTCAAAAGATTGGCCTGGTCTTTTGGGAAAAGTATACCCTGAAAAACCTGTTACGTTTGACGAAATAGAACAAGCTTTTCAAAAAGGTAAAGGTAGTCTTTGGAACAAAGGTGCTGACGAATATAGAGTATGGTCTCCTGATCCTGATAGTAAAGAAGCTGATTGGCTACAAGAAATGGCAGCATTTCATCCTAAACAATATGCAATACAAACTGGACAAGATTGGAATCCTATTACAGGGGGTTTTACAAAAAGACAAGATGATGGTTATGGTGGCGTACCAGATGCCGTGCCTCATGGTGATATACCTGAATGGCAACGACAAGGTTTTCCTAGTTATGAAGCATGGTTAGCGGCCCAAGGAACAGGGACAACAGGGACAACAGGGACAAGTTCAATTGCTACCGGTCCAATTACAGGACAACTTGGTGGTATAAATACTGCGCATCATCCTATTTTGGCAAATATATACGGTGTTCCAGAAGCTGATTTTCTTAATCAATACCCTATGTTCGCAGCTGATGGTGGTAGAGCAGGATACGCTGGTGGTGGAATAGCAGATTTAAGACAAGGATATTTTTTAGGAAAATTAGTTAAGTCAATTACAAAACCTTTTAAAGGTATAACTAGAGGAATTAAGAAATTCGCAAAAAGCCCTGCAGGTAAAATGGCTATAATGGCTGCTTTAGGTTTTGGAGTACCTGGAACTGGTTTTAAAGGTATGTTTGGTAAAGGTGGAACAGGTATGTTTGGTGGTGGACAGGGACTTGCAGGACTTAGACAATCCTTAATAGGAAGCGCTGCAACAGGGGCAAAAGCAATTCCTGGTCAAGGTGCACTTTTTAAACCTGGCACAACAGGCTGGCTAGGAAAAATGTTTTTAAAACCAGATGCTACTAGTTGGTCCATGGCAAATATAAGCCCTATGAAATCAATACTTATGTCAATGGGAATTGGTGGTTTGTACACAGGTATGACTCAAAAGGATGATGAAAACGATATGTGGAAAAAATATTTAGCTGACTTAGCAGCAGAAGATGCTTATTG